TTTCCATCATGGCTTGCATCATCGGGTCAACGCAGAAGTATTCGCAGTTCAGGCACATGCGACGGCGGGCTTCCTTCTCGTTCATGTCCCAGGCTTTGGCCAGCCCAGCCCAGAACGGCTTGTTCGCCTTCGGGTCAAGCGACGGGTTGGCTGGGCCAAACTGCCAGCTATCAATCGCCACCTGCTTGTTCTTCTTGTTTTCGGCTGCGCTGGAGATCTTCATCTTCGGCAGACCAAACTCCATCATCATCTCGTCCATTACGATACCTCCCGGCCTGAGCAGCGAATGTTGATTGAGGTGCCAGTGCTGGCAATCGTGGAAATAAAGCCGCCGGGCGCAAGCGCCTGACCGACCAATTCGGGGAAGGTGTAGGTTTCTGACGCCTGAAGCGTTTTCGTCTTCACGATCAGGTTGTCATTGCCAGCAGATCCGCCAGAGGTCACAAGGTTAACGCTGATCGTGCGTGCCACCGTGTCATAGTTCGTGGCGGTGAATTTATCGATGATCGCCGTGACACCGCTTGCGGTATATTGGGTGGTCTGACCAACCTCGGCGATCTTAGCCGGGATCAGAACCTTCGTGACAACAGCCATGTTTAAACCTCCAGAGAGCTGACGTTATCTGTCACCGTCAAAATAACTGACGGCACAGAAGGATGGATTGCCGAGGCAACTTCGGCCAACAGAATGACAGACGTGTCGTCCACTTCCCACATCAATTCGATGTAGTCCCCAGCGTTCAACTGGATAACGTAGTTCCACGCAGCGATGATTTCTGCGTTGTTGCCTTGGATGCGGATTTGCCCAGAACTGTCTGGGATGTTGACACCGTTTTTGCGCAGCCAGATCCACACCAGCCCAACCCCGCCAGATGTCTTGTCCAACTGCGCAGAGAATTGCAGGTTGTAGACGTTGGGACGGTCAACATAAACGCGCGACGTTGGCGTGCCGCGGTAGACGCCTTGCGACAAGTCTGTGGTGTTAAACGTTATCGCATAGGCAGTATTGATCGCAGCCGCTGTCTGAATTGTTGTGTCGTAAAAAGACCCATAACGCGGCGTTCTAAACTCTTTGGGCGGCGGCATTTGCTGCAATGCAGAAATCTGCTGTTGCAAATTGTCGATCTGCTCTTGAGACGCAGGTGCAGGCGCAAGGGCCACTGGATCGGCCAATGCTTTTGCCGTTTCAGCCTCAGACAGCGCCACTTCTGCTTTATTGTCAGCCGCGCCGGTGGCTTGGATGTTGTCAAGGATCAACTGGTTGAGGACCACAATATCGGCGGGCGTCAACTGCCCAGCCACCTTGAACAGCCGCTCGATGGCGCGGATGGCGTCAGGGTCATTGCCGACAAAGGCGGCGATCTGGTTTCGATTAAGCGGTGTGGGATCTGCCATCAGAATGCCAGCGGTTCTACCCGCGCCTCCAGACGTGCCATCGCAAGTTGCGCCTCGCTGGTGCCACGGAACTTCTGCAAGCGCCAATTGCGCATGTGGCCCTGCTGAAGCCAGACCACCCGCTTGTTATACTCGCCCAGCTTGCCCACGCGCGCAGGCTTCTCAACGCTGTATGTCAGGCCATCGACCGAATAGGATGTCCACACGGTCGGATCGGCACCGGGCTGCACGCGGCCCGTCAGCGAGACCAATTCCATGTCATGGAAAATCGCCCCACGGCTCTCGTTGTAGACGATGGTCGTGCCGAACTCCCAGCCGATTGTCTCGCCCCAGTGGCTGGCGATATTCTTGTCCAGATAGCCCACGTCAGTGTCAGCAGGTTTGCAGACGTTCCACCGATCATAGGCCCAGACCGCATCGCAGACAGCCCATCGACCGAGGCCAACCAGCGAGGTGCGCAGGAAGAACCAGACAGGCTGCCCGACAGCCTGCGATCCTGCGGCATCGAACACAATGGTCTGGTCTGGCAGGTGGATGTCGAGAAACTGGTGGCCCCCCTCGGTGCGCTCCTGCATGAACGAGGTGGAAAGCTGGGCTTCGGTATAGCCCGCAAGGATTTCCTCAATCTCGCGCGTGGCGATCTTTTGCACAGTGCCGTTGGCACCGATATAGACCGAAATGTTTTCATTGGTGCCACTGCCCATGAAGGCAATGTTTTCGCCAAAGACGCAGCAGGTGTGCGTGCCTAGAGTGCCCTTTTGCATTTGCGCGCCGGGGATGCGCTGGAACGGAAAGCCAGCCGTGCCGATGTTGTCAAACACCTCGATGGTGTGGCGGTTCAGCGCGTAGATCTCGTTGCGCAGTTTTAGCAGAGCCTTCACCGGGTCAGGGTCGGCTTCCGAAGATCCATACTTCAGCGGATCTACGGCGAAGGGGTTGTTCAATTCGGTGATGACGAGAAACTCGCCGTCGGTCGTCATGAAGTAACCATCGACCCAAACCACGGTCAGAGCCGTGCCGAGATCTGGATCAGTCACCTGTGCCAGCGTCGTGCCATCATAGAGATACAGGCGCCCGCCAGAAGTCACGGCCAGATAATCGAAGCTGTAGGTGAACGTCACGCGGCCACCGCTGCCCACGTCCCCGATCACCGTGACGGTGCCGTTCTGCGCAACAGTCACCAGCTTTGTCCCCATCACGCGGTACAGCACGCCGTTCCAGTTGATGCCGCCCCGGTTGAACCCAGGCCCGTCACCAGTCTTCACAATGCCATCACCGGGGCGCAGATAGCCCTCCGAGATGCCCGTGGCTTTCGGCACAGGCACAAGGTTGACAGGATAACTCGTCCGAAAGTCGGGCGAGCCATCCGTATAGATCCCGTTGATGATGCCGATCTGCATTAGCCGACCCGATACCAGGCGTTGGTGGCGGCATCGAACCGCATGGTGAAGAAGGCGTTGGCAGCGGCCAAAGTGGTCGGAGCGCCGGTGACTGTTTTGCCTGCGCCCGAGACGGTCAGCGAGGAAACGATCTGCGTGCAGTTGACGCTCACCTCTTGCTTGTCGGTCGGCGCCGATGGCAGCACGATGGTGCCAGCCGCAAAGGTCGCCGTGGGCGTCAGCAACAGCCAAGTGTCGCCGGCAGCTACAGTCACCGAGAAACCCGTGGCGCTGGGTGCCGCGTATTGCGTCGTCAGCGAACCCGGCAGCGTCAGGTTGTCCTGCATAAAGGTCAGCAGCAGGTTGATTGAGGCTTTGCGCGTGTCGCCGTTATTCGTGGACCAGACGGCGAGCAGATCGCCAAGCTGGAGCGTGTCAAGCGAAGAAAGCTGGTTGATGTTGGTCATCGCGTCATTCCCATGTCAATGCGCTGTCCGGGCCAACCGTCAGCGGGTCAATCGGTTGACGCAGGAACGCGTCGTTGTAATAGCGCCAGCCCTTGTTGCCCTGGCCGCTCGGGATCGTCATATTTCCAAGCTGCATTTCGGTCGGGAAGGTCGATCTGGAAAGCAGCGCCTTGTACGACATTTGAGCGTTGGCCTTCGTGTCTGGTGAAACTGTTTTACCATAACCCGGCGCGATGCGCACCGCCAGATTGAGGTGCATGGCTTCAAGCGCGTCATCGGGAACGCCGATCACTTGGTCCAGATCGCTGGCAGCGTTGGAAGACGGCAGTGGATAGCGCAGGCGGATGCCCTTGCCGTTCCATGTTGCCATCATCGCGTCAAGGCGCTGCAACGCGCCCTCAAGCTGCTGCGGGGCCAAGTCAAAGACATAGCCAGCGAGGCCGATCTCTTCGAATGCCCGGTTCACGATGTCGCGCTTGGTGTATGCCATCACTCAACCTCAGATTTGCGCGTGCGGCCACGCTTCGGCTTGGCCTCGGCCTCGGGTTCAGGATCTTGCGAAGCACCGCTGGCGGCTGCGATAGCCTCGCGCACGGTGTAATGCCAGCCAGCCTTGATGGTGGCCTCAATTTCGTCGTCGTCCACGATGCACAGATCGAACGTCTCGCTTGCGCTGCGCTTGAACTGGCCGGGCGACTTGTAGAGCATCGTCGTCATTTTTTCTTGCCTTTCGGTGCCTTCGACGGCTTGCCTGCCTTCATGGCAGCGGTGCGCGCGGTGTTCAGCGCAATGGCAATGGCCTGCTTGCGCGGCTTGCCCGATTTCTCTTCCATCTTGATATTCTCGCCGATGGATTTGCGGCTGTAACCTTTTGTCAGCGGCATGGTGCTATC